CGGGGGGGGCGCGAGAGAAAGAGAAACACGCCCGCCCCCCCCGCCGAGTTTAGTAAGGAAGATTCGGCGGGCAATCCCAAACATCATGAATCAGCGAGGAAACAATCATGAAATACACAGCAATCATCATCGCTTCGGCAGCCTTTGCATTTTGTGTGCAGGCATACGCCAAAGCACAAGCATATATGGACTACACAGACGTTTCGTCAATCGGCGTGGACGCTATCGACCCATACGGAAACATCCGCGATGCCGTAGCCCGCCATGAAATGCAAGCGGCGGCAAGAGTGACGCGCGAAAACGAAGCCGCAATAGCGGAAATGTACGAACAACTGACAGCCGCCGAGAGAATGCGCGGCGACGCGGAGGTTAAATAATGTTTGCAGTATTTGGAAAATTAAAGAAAAAAGAATATGAAAAGTCATTTAACAAACTTGGCATAAAAGTCCAAGACGAAGAAAAGACTTTTGCTAAAGATATGGGCTGCTATCAGATTTCTGGCGACTTTTCGTCCGAAAAGATAGCTATGGATTTTGTGGAGCTTTGCAAGGGGCAGGAAGATTTTATCCGCCCTGTTTATATAGCAATTCTCAAGCCTCAAGTTGATGAGCATGGCAATGAGAAGGTGGGTAAGAAAACTGGTAAACCATTAATGCGATATTGCAAATACAAGGAGATTCCAAAATGAGCTACCACCAACCATACACCATGAACGGCAATCGCGCGGCAAAGGTTAAAGGCTTCATGGGCTTGCCGCGCAGCCTGAACGTAGTTATGCGAAAAGTACGGGGCGGGTATCAAGTCGGAATCATGCCCGACGGCTACAACAAGGTCGCATACCGACCCGACAAGACAAAGCGGGCGCAGTTGGAGAATGTTCAAGTTTTCAGGGAAGAATCTGACGCGCGGGAATATATGGACAGTCTTTTGGTGGGTGGATTATGAAGATTCGATGTTCATCCATTGCCGACATCATCGGCAAGCCAAAAACCAAAGGCGAGACCATCACGGAGACCGCTAAATCAAAACTGATTGAGATGGCAAAGCGCGAACTGTTCGGCTTTGAATCTTTCGAGGGCAACGCCTATACCGAAAAGGGCGACCTAATGGAAGAAACCGCCATCAAATACAGCGGACTGGTACGCGGAAAAGAGTACCGGAAAAACATAGAGCGGCGCGTCAATGACTGGCTGACGGGCGAATGTGATATTCACGATTCAGACGACCGCCTGATTGTCGATACGAAGTGTTCATGGGACATCGGGACACATCCATTTTTCCGCGATGAAGCCGAAAAGAAAGCCATCAAAGCCGGTTACGACTGGCAAATGCAAGGCTATATGTGGTTGTTTGATTGCGACCGCGCCGATATTGATTTTTGGCTGTTGCCCACGCCCGAAGATTTGCTGAAACCGTGGGAAGACCGCGAGAAATACATCGACCTCGTGGAAGCCATCCCGATTGAGAAGCGCATCACGACCGTAACCGTCATGCGAGATGAAGAAAAAATCGAACTAATCAAAGAGCGCGTAACAGCCTGCCAAGCCTATTACGAAACACTTTTGAATCAATACAGATAAGGATTTTAAAAATGAGTATCGCCCAAAACCAAGCAGTAACCCTTGCGAAACAATTCAACATTCAAGGCGACCCGCAAGAGCTTGTTCAAACACTCAAGGCAACCGCCTTTAAAGGCAATGCGACAGACGCACAATTTAATGCCCTGATGATTGTATCAACGCAATACGGCTTAAACCCATTCACAAAAGAGATTCACGCATTTCCCGATAGACACAATGGCATCACGCCAGTTGTCGGTGTGGACGGCTGGGCAAGAATCATCAATAGCCATCCGCAATTTGACGGCATGGAGTTTACTGCCGACGCGGAAAGCTGCACTTGCAAAATCTACCGCAAAGACCGAAGCCATCCAACGACCGTAACCGAATACATGGAAGAGTGTAAACGCAATACCCAACCGTGGAACGACCTCCCGCGCCGTATGCTCCGACACAAAGCCATGATTCAAGCTGCGCGCTTGGCGTTTGGTTTTAGTGGAATCTATGACGAAGACGAGGCGCAGCGTATCCAAACGCCTGAGACGCCCAAAGAAGTAAAAGCAGACCCTGAGTTAGATGGTCTGATTGCTGACGGCGAAGCGGCGGCAAACAAGGGCGTCGAGGAATACAAAAAATGGTTTACCGATATTGGTGCCGCAGGTCGTCTGAAGCTGGGCAGTGAGAACCATGAACGGTTTAAGCAAATTGCCGAAAACACTATTACGGCTAACGTAGTAGAGCCAACCAAGCCCACGCCGACCGAAGAAGAGTTTTCGGCATTGGTGGAGGCAGTATCTACCGGCATGAAAGAAGTTTCCGAAGTGCTGGAAACCTACAACCTGACCGAAGAGCAGGCAGTAGAAATCAACGCCCTGTAATGAAAATTTCAGGCGACCTGAAAAGGTCGTCTGAATCGGAGATGAAAATGGAAAATCGTTTAGACACCTTGAAACAATACAAAAGCGAAATTTTTGAATTAAAGAAAAAACTAGCCGAAAAAGAAGCCGAATATCTTGATGTAGGCAAAGAAATTTTTGAACAAGATACAGGGTGGGAGTTTGGTAAAACCATTCTCGCCAATAAAAATGGTCCGGTAAAACTGAAAATCTTACTCAACTTTGCAGAACTGCGCGACGGCGAATTTACCGCAATCGGCAATGTTATGAATAAAAACGGCGGGGTATCCAGTCAACGACGAATTATCACCGTTGATGGATATGAAGAATTTAAGGACGACTGAAATGTTTTCCGTTTTCGGCAAATGCCGTCCCAAAGAAGAGAAACGGCGGCGGCTTGTATATGACAAAGAGCAGTCAAAGTGGTACGAGGACACCCGCAAATGGAAGCGGCTAAGCAACAGCCGCTACCAAATCAGCCCTGAATATTCGTCGATTGAAACAGCAGAGGAGTTTATCAGGCTGTCGGCAGGTAATCCCGACATCCACATCGTAGGAATCAGACAGGCGCAGGAAGTGGACGGCAAAACCGTCTGGAAGCCTGTCAAATCAATTTTAAAAAGGAAACAAAATGCTGAACAAAGTAATTTTAATTGGCCGTCTCGGTCGTGAACCTGAATTGCGTTATATGCCAAATGGCGAAGCCGTCTGTAACTTTTCCGTAGCCACTAGCGAAAGCTGGAAAGATAAGAACGGGCAACGCCAAGAGGCCACTGAATGGCATAACGTAACCATGTACCGCAAACTCGCCGAAATCGCCGGTCAATACCTGACAAAAGGCAGCCAAGTGTATTTAGAAGGCAAAATCCAAAGCCGTAAATACCAAGGCAAAGACGGCATCGAACGCACGGCCTACGAGATTATCGCCAACGAGATGAAAATGTTGGGCGGTAATAGCCAAGCAACGCAGGAACAGCCGAAACATCAGCAAGCACCAGTCGAGCCTGTCGGAGATATTGATGATGACGTGCCTTTTTAGGAGATTGAAATGAAAGAGCTTTTTAAAGAAATGCGTGAAAGAAGTAAAGAAAAGCGAAGTTCAAACAGGGAGAAATCAGCAGATTTATTGAAAAATAGCGGTATCAATTTTGAAAGAAAAAATTGCGGCGCCCACCTGATTATCCTATCAACCCCAAAGATTGATTTTTATCCAGGGACAGGATTGTGGAAAGTGCGGGGAGAAAATAAAAAGCGTCGTGGGGTATTGTCTTTATTGAAATTCATAAAGGAAATGAAAAATGACTCATAAATTTAAATTCGGCGACCGCGTGAAGCGGAAATCAGACGGTGCGGTCGGCGTTGTAGTTGATACAAAGTTTCAATCCGTCTGGATCGTTTTTGAGGGTAGCGCGGTATCTGATTTTTATGATGATGACGAGTTTGAAATCATCCCACACCCTGACACCGTGCGGCTTGACTGGCTGTTAAAGAATGATTGTGCTTTAACAGAAAGGCTTTGTGATGAAGATGGCGATATTCTTGACACCCCAAATGCTGTTATCCAAAAACAAGAAGACCATTTTAAGGTATTAGCCGCCACAAGTAACGACATCCGTGAAGCCATAGATGTTGCTATGGCACACATCGAAGCAAACGATAACACCCACAGGCAGACGACCTAAAACGTCCGAGCCGTTGAGAGGACGGCAATTAGCGAGGAAACAAAATGCAAACAGCAACAATAGCAACAAGACCGACGGCAAAACAGATGCTTGCCGCCAAGAAAGCAGCAAAGAAATTGACCCAAGAAGAACGCGCCCTGAAACGCGCGGGAGCGGTGCGAAACGTTGACCGAAACCGCCTATCCACATTATCGAAAGCGCAAAAAGAAAACATCGCCGAGATGTTGTCAGGCGCGAAAGTGTCCGAAGATGAGGCGGTAACGTGTAGCGTCAAAATGTGGTTATCAATGCAAGATATGCGCTACGCCTGCAATCAGGAATTAATCAACTTCGCCGAGCATATCATCAAGCAGGTGCAACGATTGGGCTTGTACTGCAACACAGACGACCCCGCGAACGAGAAAAATGTGGAGTTTGCCTGCCGCGAAGCGTCTCAAGCAGTTGCGCAATGGACTAAAGATTTTGACGACCTCAGCCCGAATCAGCGTCAATTGGTATTGCGTCCGCTGTCTAATCTGTTTGCCGCGTATGAAGAGTTTTTGAAAGACGCGCCTGTACGATTAATCGCCGAAGTATCAACATACTCAATCGCCGTCAGCGTTACCAAAAAATCCATGACGTTTTTGGAACTTGATGGAGGAATAATTTCAGCGGTTGATAAAGTCGTCAACGGCAGCGATTCCCGCGCGGAAGCCCGCCGCCTGAAGATGCCCTATGCCGAATTTACAGACCGAATCTTACACGCGGCAAACCTGCTTTACGATGTAGGCATACACGCAGATTCGGAGTTATCGGCGATGTACGGCAAGCCGCTGAATCCTGTACGCCCGCAGCGTATAGGCGACGTGCGGCAACCGATGATGAAAATGCTTGTTGCAAATAAGGGTGGCGCACTGGTTCAAGCCGTCAAGGATTCGGAAAACATTATCCGACATTGCGACAGCGGAACCGACTTTAGCTGCTTCAACTGGACTAAGCATTTCAAGCGGGCGGCGAACCTGATTAGCCTTATGCAACAGGAAGCAGCGGTATGAAAGACATAACATACGGCAGCGTTTGCAGTGGAATTGAAGCGGTATCCGTTGCGTGGGACGGGTTGAATCTAAAGCCGATATGGTTTTCTGAAATCGAACCTTTCCCATGCGCCGTATTGGCGCACCATTACCCAAGCGTCCCTAACTATGGCGACATGACGACGTTACTGGAGCGTATTTTGTCGGGGGAAATTGAGGCACCGGATATATTGGTCGGCGGTACACCTTGCCAGGCTTTTTCTGTTGCGGGGCTAAGAAACAGCCTAAATGACGAACGCGGAAATCTTACGCTTGTTTTTGTAAGGATTTTAAATGCAATTAACACTATTCGACGACGTTCCGGACTGCCCGACGCAATCGTCCTATGGGAAAACGTCCCCGGCGTCTTATCAACACGAGATAACGCCTTCGGATGTTTTTTGGCAGCTTTGCTTGGCGAGTCCAAAGAGCTTGTCCCAACAGGGGGAAGGTGGACGGGTGCAGGTATTGTGCGTTCCGAGCAATACGAAATCGCATGGCGAATACTGGACGCCCAATATTTCGGAGTCCCCCAACGCCGCCGAAGAGTGTTCCTTGTGGCGGGTAATCGAGACAGACGTGTTGCCCAAATACTATTTGAGCAACCGTGCGAAAAAGGGAATCCTGAAC